GAAACCTGACACGTTCCGTTTTCAGGATAAAAGTCATGGTAAACACAAACAGCCATTAATTTGTCTTCAGGGCTTAGACCCGTTGCTACGCCTATGGCTTGACAAGCTCCAAACCCAACATGTCCCCACGCGGATTTCAGTTTTTGTTCCGCGATTCTGGCAAGCTTCTCGCTCATGCCGAAAATAAGCTCCATTACCCCATAAACCCGCCAAGCTGATAAATATAATTAATGGCCTGTAAAGAAGGGCTGGCGTTGTTTGTGGCCGTCAATATTCTCAAAGACGCTGCCCGCCCTATTCCATTAACGGATCGCCACTTCTGGTAAATATTGTTTTCCCCACCAAAAACGCCCGTTCCCCAGATGGCCGTTCCAAAAACGGATGCGTCACCAAAATCGACCGCCGTCGGCGGTGTTTCATAATCCGGGATTTTAAAATCTGTCATAAGATAAAGCGCGGGGCTTATCTCCGCTCCGCCTCCAAAGACTGGTTTACACAAATTAAACTTTTTGGAAAGACCGGACGCCTTAAAATAATTAAAGGAAGGGAAAATATCCCCGTAAATATAGGTTGAACTGTCGCTTTCTCCATAATCAGCCTTATGAACTTTTCCGTCCGTCCCGCCATAATAAAGCGCGTCATTACATATTGCGAAGCATCGTGCGTTCCACCCCGTAAATCTGCATGGAGCTTTTGTTAAAGTATTAAATACGTACTGGTGTGATTTTGAGCTACTAACGGGGATATTAAAAAGCAACATGTTTCCAGCCGGGTAAAGAATTGGAGCCCAGCCGAAATTATTTCGCGCTGTCCTTACAGCCTGATTCACCGCTTTGTTAATCTGGTCTGAAATAGCTCCCCTTTGCGCCTGTGACCTGTCAAGCTGAAGGATTTGAGAACCAACCACAAAGCCGTCTTCAGTCATTAGAATTATATCCGAACCAGCCTTCGTGTAAAAGCGTCGGCCAAGCGGCTTACCGATGCGGAAAACGCCAACCAATGACCACGTTGCAGAATCCGCCGGATCAATTCCGCTATAAAGTATGGCTTCGCCTTCAGAGGTCACAAAAACAGCAACATCATCCGGCCCAGAACCCCCGTCCCGCGTCCATGTCGCCATTCCCATAACGTAGCCGCCAAGCGTAGCAACGCCCGCTAACGGGAACTCGGTGAAAGCTCCGGTTATCGCATTAACCGCGCCATACCACGCTGACAGACTGCTTTTCTCTCCTGTCCAAATTCTCCGTTGATGCGCGTTGCACCATGCAAGATTAGCAACGGTAGGGCCGGTTAACGTAGTATCCTCAAACGTCGCGCCGTCATAAAGCTGTGGCGTGTCGGCACCGTTTACGCAAAACAAAAACTGCCCGCCAGCCGTTCCGAAGTTAATAAACTGCCATTGATTTCCTGTAAAACCGGATTTAACAGCCACACCAATTTCGCCAGCCGACGTAGCGTTATAAATTGATCCGTTATTGGCCGCGAACATGGCCTGCGTCCCGGACAATGGCGAATAAATAAGTAAGCTGTCTACATTTCCGGCCATGCCTGTTTTATGCTCGACCTCGCCGCGTCTTAGCTTAACCTCGGTTGCGTCAGGAAAATAGTTATCAAGGACTATGGCTTGATCCGCCTCCATGTTTGATAAAGTATCCCGAGCGTTCCAGCCGCCGGTCGGCGGCGGCATGGACACTGACCGCGTTTTCGCAAAGGCTTTTCTGGTAATTCTGGATAAAAACATCAGGTCACGCCCCAGTAGCCCCCAGGGACGCCAACACCGGGTTGCTTGGCCACCATTTCCCCGGACATATCCGAAGTAGCGCGTGGCTTTTCCGCCATAATATCTGACGCAACGAAAGCCTCGTATTTTGCCAAATCTTCGTCGTAAGGCAAGCCCTTGCTTATTTTAAAGCGGACAATAACACCAAGCCCCATCGTTAATTCGTTCAGAACGCCCGTATCAGCATCCGCTTGCCAAGTTGATTGCCCCGTTCCCCCCGATGACTGGCAAAAATTCTTTGAAATATATTCATAGGCAATCGTTTCTTCTGCCGCAGGGACGGGGTTGATTAAAATATTGCTCCCACTATAACGAAAACAGTTAGTAATCGGGGCTGTTGTACACGCCTTTACGTTTTGCCATTCTTGCGGCGAAAGAGGCCCGGTTAGCTTGAGAACCCGGCTGCGGTTCCAGAAGGTTTCATTTATAAAGCGGTCAAAATCGCTAGGAATCGCCCCTGTTTGCGTTTCCGCCGCCGTGGTTGTGAAAGTTTGCTCTTTATTTAAAGTCTGCCAATCAGCACGCCGCGAAAGCCATTTTCCCTCTTCCTGGGCAAAGGCAAGAAGCTCGGATACCTCTCTATCGACATTGCCGATAATGGTTGACGGCTTCGCAATCCCGATTTTTATAGCTGCATCTTGCAGCATGGTTAAAAGAGACATTAAACCTCCTTTTTAGGCCGCCCGCGTTTTTTCGTTTCCACAGACCCTCTTTCTTCAAGCTCTTTAACGCGAGCCATTAGAGCCTCAATTTGCTGCTTCTGTTCAAAAACCAATCCAGCGGATTTAGCATCGCCTGATTTTAAGACAACGTAAGCTCTCGCCTTTTCCCTAAGCGCCCTAGAACCCATGCCGAGTCTGTCCATGTCCGGGTCTGTTGCTTCCGCCAAATCTTCGACTGAGCGTAAACCGTTCATCTTCAGGTGTTGCGCCATTTTGTTTGTAACGGACGGCCAATTATCTACTGGCGTGCCGTTAATCGGCTCGGCCTCGCCCTTTTTCCATGCGTCATAAGCTGGCTTGATGGCCTCGTAAACAGCGGGATCATGCCTTTGCAACATTCTTATTTTGCTGCTGCCCCCATGGTTCGGATTTCCCTATTTTTGCCACTCGACATAATCAACTGAAACAAAATCACCCTTTTTGTCTTGCTCCTGATCGGTCCAGAAATTAAGCGGGACAACCGCAGCGACTCTTTCAGTTTCGTTAAGATCGACCATTTAGCCTCCTGTTTTGCGGTTTATACCATGTTTTGTACGTCATATCCATGCGTCTTTTACCCAGTCACTGCATATATGCGGCCCAGGATTGCCATGAAACACAACCACGCCAGCCTTTTCAGGGCAAGCCTTGTTTGTAACCTTATAAGATACGATTTCCCCCGGATAAAGGTCTTGCCATGCTTCGGCGTGAGGCGTCCTTTCGTCGATCCACGCTTGGTCTCCGCCCGACACGTCAGGGCATCCCCTCGCGATAAACTCCGGCCAGGTGTTTTTGCCCTCGCCGCTTTGCCACGCCATGACCGCCGATTGCTTGCCGGAAAACACCGTATTGTTTCCCCCTTCGGCAATAGTTGCCTAAATTGACACAAACAATATTCACCGCGTCACCAGAAACATCCCGGAATCTTCCGTTTTTTGGCTCCATTCGACCGTATAACCCATGCGGGAAAAGCAATCTAGCCACCAGTCAACCGGATGGACGGTTAAATGCAGTTCCTGTTTTATCGTCACGCCGCAACGATCGTGAACGGTTGATATTTGGAAAAACACTTTTCGGGCAGACCCCATTATGTTCTTGATTGCCAAATCTGTTTTGTCCGGCGGTATATGCTCAATAACATCGACACAATAACCGTATTCGGCCCTAAGCGGGATAGGCTCGGTTAGGTCAATTTCAACAAAGGGCAGTTCCCCGGCGCATTCGTCGCGGCAATTAGGCGCAAAATCGGTAAGGATAACGCCATACCCTAAATCCGTTATAGCCGCCGCCGCCCGCCCGGTTCCACACCCGAAATCTATAATCAAGCCTTCTGGTTTTAGCTTTTCGACAATCAGGGGAACGATAAGCTCGGCTGGCGACCCGGCCCGATAAGAAAGCATCGACCACATGCGAAGATATTTTTCTTTCTCCGAAAGCTTTTCATAGGGCATGTTATACATATCCGGCAACAACCCGGTTCCGTGAACCGTGACGCTGCACCCCTCGCCCTTCAGTAAGTTCGCCACCTGCATAAACCGCTCGGCCTGTAGCTTCATGGGAAGGGATGACAGGTAATGCTTCCCGGCAAAATCTACTTCCATACAGGCCACGTTATCGTTCATTTCCTGCCGGACAACATGGCTGTCGTTGTTTTCGTGAGACGAATCGTAGCCGTAGAAATGCATATCCCTGTGACCCATAGCGAAAGCAACCACAGCTCCCACCACGCCCACGCTCACTGCCGTAGTGAACATTTCATACGAGTAGGGGGCTAATTTGTCGATTTCCTCCCGTAGCCCGTCATCATCGACTTGAAGCTGAAACAACGAGGCATCCGGCTTTAATTCAAAGCATTTCGGATCGACTGTTGCCCCGAATAAATGCTCCCGCGCCGGGCCTATAAGAGAAACGCTTTCTTCCTTGGCGTCGATCAACACCTGATAATCAGGATATATGCCGTTTTCGTTAAGGTACTTCGCGGCGGCATTTAGGGCAAAGACCATTCCGCCCTTTTTCTGTCTTTCCTTTATTTCATCAAGATCATATTTCAGGCTTGGGCCAGCCCCACACATTAACGCCGGAACGTCATGCGCTGGCCCCATTTTTACCCATTTTTGCGTTGTTCGTGAGTTTTCTCGAATGTGTTCAAACAGGACTTCGTGGGGAGTGTTTATGAGAACATTAACGGGGATTATCAGGGGTTGCGTAGCGCCTGGGTTCCATTTCCTTATATGCAATTCAGACATTAAAAAGCCCCCTACAGCGTTCACCGTAGGGGGCAATTTACTCTTTCTAGTTCAACAGGGTCAAGACTTAGAACAATGTAAAGCTATCTAACTCAGCCTCACGTTATCCTTCCTTGAAGCACTGGCCTCGAAACTACCAGCGAGACAAGGATCACGCCGGTTTTTGCCGACGCAACCGCCGTGACAACAGCCCCGCTCACTTCCTTGCCCGATCCCG